CGGACTTATAAAACATAAATCGGGAGGAGATAGGCTCATATCCTAATCCAGCTACTCCATACTTAGGCTTGTTCTCGTTGTCTCGGTGTTTAATTGGGTTAGCTTCTACATCACTTGCACCGACATAGATTCCATTTACAAACGGAATTTCAATATCTTCGCTTCGGTTGTAGTAGGTCAGCTCTTCTACTAGGGTCTCAAGGTTGTCATCCTTGGTGTCGTAGAATAGAGAAGTCTCTCCATCGAATACGGTATTAAGTCCTGGGTGGACATAGTTAAAGTTCTCGTGTTCTCCCCATTTGGCTTGGGCTTCGTCAAAGTCTATATACCGGCGACGAATCATAAACCTCTGTTTCTGTAAGTTGCGCTGATAATAGTTCCCCCATAAGACCTCATCGGTCGGGATATTAGAAGTCTGAAAGCCAGAGAATACATCGTCAATTACTTGCTTCTTGGTTATCCGTCCTTCGTTCTCTTCCCGAATGGTCTGCATATGCTCAAAGAACCCTACTCCCATATAGGCAATCGGATTCACTAGGGCATCGGTTATCCAGTTAATATAGTCTTCCACATAAGAGGAATTACGGATGTTATATTCCATTAAATCTCTCATTACTTGAGCCGCCATTCTATCTATCTCGTCTTGGTCGTCTTGAGCAAACGGAGCAGGAATGACTATCTGTGCGGTCATTTGAGCCACAATTCCTAAGATACGATTACGAGTAGTCGGACGGATACCGTTATATCTCCATTGTTCGTCTACGTCTGGCGAGGTCGGGTAGCGATAGGCGTTCCACTTCTTTTGGTCTATATCCATTCTGCTTAACAAAGACTCGTCGTTAAACTCCTCAAAGTTTTGGTTCTGTAAGTTATATCCAACTTGGTTGTCCTGTTGAATATCAATAGTTAAATCCCTAACTTCTTTAGATGGTTGATAAGCCGAAACTGGGGTGATTACTTTGTTGTCTTTTCGTTCTATTGTTCCAATCATAAATAAAAAAGCATCACTCGGTCAGAGTTGATGCCCTTAGGCGTATATGTTTTTGGCATTATACCATACTTAAAAATAAAATCAAACTAAAATCTTCCACGGAACTCTCTGAACTTGGGAGTGTACGAACTAACCCTGATTGGTTCCTGTGTTCTAAAGCTTACAATTCCATATCTTAATGCATCCATAGCGTGATTCCAAACATCTTCAGGCACATTGATTATCTTTCCGTCTTTATCCGTTTTCCAAAGATAATTCTTATACTCTCTGATTAAATTGATTGACCGCTTAGTAGCCGAAACCTTAACCGCTTGAACTGCTTGGATTCCATTTGATACTGAGTCCTTTCCCTTTTCTGCTGGTAAGATATTCACCCCATAAGATTTAATCTCGTCTATGCTCTTTGGTTCAGCTGAGTCAGCAATTACCAGAGCTTTCTCAAGATTATTAAATATATCAGCTATCTGTTTGTTACTTAAACCTTTTTGATAGGTTATCTCGTCTAAGATATAACCCCCGTTGTATTTATAGATTGCCACGATAGCGGTCGGGTCGTTTGAATAACCAAAGTCTAGTCCATATCGCTCTAATTGTGCCTCATAAGGAATTTGGTCGATTATGTTCCAGTTCTTATAAATACGACTCTCAATCGCTCCGAGTTGTCCTAATCCGTAAACAGTCCACCAATTCTTATTATCCTTGTGAGACTCGATTTCTTGTATTGTGGTCTCATCTAACGCTTCGTTGTCTAGGTAAGTAAGAGTGATAAAGTCTACATCATTTCTCTTTGGAAGCATCTCCGTATAAAACCAAAACTCTTCTGACGGGTTCCAGTCTAACCAAACTATATCCCTAGTTCTTGTAATTAACTGGTCTACAATAATAAATTCAAGGTTGTTGCACTCGTTAATAAACAAAACATCTCTGCGTGGTCCGTGTGCTTTTCCGTATGAATCAACTGATAGAAATTCAATCTGACTTCCTGTTTCAAATGTGTAAGTAGGCTTAGGGTTCTTAATATAAGAATCTTCTTTCCAATATCCTCGGTCTCTCATAATAACTTCAAAGTCTCTCATAGCACCACCCGACAGGTGGGGAAAAGACTCAGACACTATACTTATAAGTTTTCCTCTGTTGCTCTGGGCGTAATCAATACACCATATAAGGATTGATATAGTCTTAGACGCAGAAGTTCCACCACATACTGCTCTTATGCGTTTATTTAGCGAGAAGATTTTACTCGTTGCTGAGGTGTTCTTTATCCTGTGTTGATATTCCTCCATAGATAGGATTTGGTAACTTCTCCCCCTTAGTAGTTAAATCGCTATCCACCCTATCATGATAACCGTGTTTACCTAATGCCAACTTAGTTATATTAGAATTAAATGTTCCGTCTAATCCTCTATTGATAAGCTCTCTTTCCTGTTTTGATAAAATACTTTCTAATATGTCGGAAAAGTCTTTCTTCTCTTCTTGACTAGCCCAGTCATATATGGTATCGCGTGAGATACCTAGATATACCGAAAGTCCTGCTATACTTGGAATAACATCTCCTTCTTTTTTCCAGCCCTCTAATAGATACTTCTTTGTATCTTCTACAATCTTGTCTGAGTATATAGTTGGTCTTCCGTTCTTCTTAACATCTGCCATATTTATTTACCGTATAGTCTCTTACGCATGCTCTTAGTCATTACTCCCTCTTTAGCCGCTGCGTCATCGGTCATCATTTGTTCAATGTCTTGTGATGGGTGTAGGCGCATTTTTTCCTCTGGCGTCATTTTGCGCGAGCGGTCTTTGAATATACTTTTAACTCTTTGTGCTAGCGAGTTTTTTAATCTGTAGAAACCTGAAGATGACATAGGGGCATTATACTATACTTTTTTATTTAACGCAATAAATAAATCTATGGGTAATTCAGAATACATCAATTTAATACCAAAAAAGTTAAACCAAAAAAACCTCTTCTTTGTATCCACAACCATAAAGCAGTGGCTAGGAAAAACTAAATTCAAAGCTCTAAAAATGTGAGCAAATACCTTAGTCATAATCTCTTTTAGTCTTAACTTCTACTGGTCTTTCGGCAATTATACGAGCCGCGTCCCCTCGGTCCATCTCTGTCCTAAAGTCAATTATAGTTCCTAGATTTAATAATACCACAGCTTGTGAGCAAGCTTGTTCTACTGCGGTTCTTATAATCTTAGTAGCGTCGTAAATGTCTGGGATTTCTAACTTACCACCAGCGTTTCTTTGGATAGCCTCATAAGGGGCTTTGATTGCTTCTTTGAGTATTCCGTCTGGTAACTTGTCCGAGATTTCTTTTAGGGCTAATCCACCCGCCTTGACCACTCCCTCTTGGATTGCTGCTTGAGCGGACTTAACTGCGTTCTTTACTTTTAATCTAATCTGTTCGGTCTCGGCTTCCGAGGGTGAAGCAACTTTGATAATTCCAATAGCTGAGGCAAGCGAGGCAATTTCTTGTTCATATCTACCCTTTAGAGATTTAACTTTTTCGTCTGCTAGTTTCAATTTTAATTCTTCAATTCTAGCGTCTATCACCTCTTTCTTGCCCGCCCCACCGATTGCTATTCCGTCTCCTGCCTTTGAAATCTTAAACTCACTCGATCTACCTAAATCGCCAACTACACAATCCAAAACCTTGTCGCCTTTTTCTTTGGAGAAATACTTAGCACCCGTGAAGATGGCAAAGTTTTCAAATTCTCTTGGGGTAAACGATGGAGTCTTAACTAGGTAAATTCTGAAAGCACTCCGATTGCGCGCGTTGAAAAGATTAGTCTGAATAGCTTGGTCTATTGCTACGCGTTCAAACTTATTTCCAACTACGATTAAGCCCTGTTCGCCCGCTTGAATTGTGTCTTTGAAGATAGCCGACAAATCATTGAGGTTCACATAATCAAAATCACTAACTAATATCGGGAGGTTTTCTAGGTTTAGATTTTCTTCTGCGGTGTTAGCGAATAGATTATGAGCCAACTTACCAGCAAAACGCATACCTGTTAGGATTTCAGTCTCAGTCTCCCGACCCCAACCTTCTTCTACAATTACCACTCCGTTCAATCCAACCTTAAAAACCATATCCGATACAATGTCCGCCATTTCTTCGTCTGCGTAGGCAGAAATTGCCACCGCACGGATTTCCTCTTGGGTTTTGATTTCCTTTGAAGCCAATTTTAACTCCTCTAAAACGATTTTCTTTTCACTATCAATTATCTTTCTAATCTCGTAGGGATTCTTTCCACCAACTACTGCCCCCTCGCCAGCAAGCTTTCTACCCTCTCGGTATATTGCTTCGGTCAAAACGATTGTAGTTGAGGTTCCATCTCCAGCGTGTTCTGAAGCTTTATTCGCCGCATCCACCAACGAACCAATGCCTAGATTTTCTAACTCGTCTTCTAGGATTAAATTATTGATTGATGTTATTCCATCGTCCACCGAAATTGGCGAGCGAAACTTGCGACCAATTAAAACTGTTCGCCCCGCTGGTCCCATTGTAGAGGCGACCATCTTAGCACCCTTAGCTAACCCGTCGGCTATCTTGGTGTGGGCTTCTGCGTCAAACTTATATACTTTTCGGTCTCCGTTAGCTGTTGACATCATTCTTTATCAGATAGTTCTTTTATTGTATCAAGGCGTAGATTGACCGCATCTAAGTCGTCCTCTTTAATTTTTATATACTCTTTTCGTGTTATTTCTCTACTACTAATTGGTCTACCATCTGGACCCCTAGCTAAGGTTTTGGTGGCTGACATTTCTTCTGGGTCTAGCTTCTTCTGTAAAGCAATCTCTAACTCAATCATAGTTTTCTTTTCTATGGTTGTGTTATATTCCCGCTCTAAAAACTCGTTCTTTTCTTTTAGGTTTAGTATGTTTTTCATTTTAGTTTATTTTTAGGTAGTTTTCAATGCTTATTATGACTGGCTCTATTCGGAACTTCCAATAAATCAAGACAAACAGCATTATTAAAATCTTGATATACTGTACTACTTTCTCATCTTTGCTCACTTTTTTGTAGTGTTAAAATTATGTGACCTTTTTGTTTATCCAGCTCGTTTTTTAGTTTAAGCCTTTCCTCATAAGAAGACCCGCAAAAGTTGTAGCCTTTTCTCGCTAAACAGAAATACCAATCAGCTTCGGTTAGTTCAACCTTATCAATATCTATCTCTCTTAAAAATCTACTTGTTATTCTCCTGTATTTAGGGATTAACAAAACCCAATATGCTAACTTCCTAATCACCTTAAACTTTTCTGCCAAACCACAACTTTCTCTTGAAATTACTAAATCTATCAATCTTAAAACTTCTGTGCGGACATTATCAAA